CTATGTCAATGCAAGGAATGCAGCAATTGTACCAGCAATAGCAATACCAGTCCCGATTATTGTAAATACTATTCCAATATACCATCTTACTGATTCTTTTTTAGCTTGTTCTCGTTCTTTTCGTTCTTTTTCTGATTCGTCTTTCAATGCTTGTTTAAATTCTAAAAGAGAGTTGTTCATTTGTAAAGACTGATTTGAAAATCCACTATCTAATTTTTGAGATAGTAATTCAAATTTACTATCCATTTTATTACTTATACTTTCGAATTTCAAATCAATTTCATTTTTCGAATATGTTTCTTGGTGCATGCTATCTCCTTTCAAAACGTTCTTTTGCTCTATTGTATCATTTCCCACTTTAAGATACAAATTGTCTTTTCTAAATTTAGTATCTAAATCAACATTATCAGAATTCCAAAGTTGTACTAAATCTCCCATTGTAATTCCCTCGATTCAAACATAATCGTTTTTTTATCTTGAAGTAATGCTATAATTTCAGAATCACTGTTCTGAATTAATCTTACTAAGCTCATAGATAGATAATAGTCGTTATCTCCTAGAAGAACTAAAGGAAATGGAGCAGTTGCTTCTGCAGAATAATAGTCGTTAGTTTTAACCATTACTTCTTGATCAAAATTACCTCCAGAGTGAGATATTATAAGTTGATTATCTGCATCAAACAGCTCAAACTTCATTGAATAAGTATATTCCGGATTAAGATTTATTATTTTAAATATCATTTTAAACTCATGAGGTTCATTTGGATTATATTTATAAATACCGTCTTTTATTTCTTCTGTATGAAACCTAAAAATTAATGCTGTGGGTATTTCTCCACTTCCAATTAACTTAGCTTCATAGTCTATTTCTTCTTTTGATAGAATTTCCATAATAATCTCCATTAAAAGCCTAATTTACACTTCGAAATAATTATAACAATTACAATATAAAAACTCAACGCAAACAAAAAAACACCCGCCGAAGCGGGTTGATTTTACACTTTTGTTAATTTTTCAACTCGCTCTTTTATTAAATCTCTAGTTTTTCTAAACTCTTCTAAAATTTCTTCATTTGTTCCTTTTGCTCGAGCTGGATCTTGTAAATCCCAATGTTCGTGGTTTACTCCTTTAGGAATCATTGGACATTTATCTAATGCATCTCCGCATAGAGTAATAATTAAATCACAACTATTAAAGTAATCTATATCAATAAGTTCAGATTTCTGTTGAGCAATATCAATATCTTCTTCTGCCATAACTTGTACAGCTCTTGGATTTAATCCATGAGTTTCTATACCTGCAGATTTCACTTCCCAATCTTTTAATAATTTATGCCCATATCCTTCCGCAATTTGTGAGCGGCAAGAGTTCCCAGTACAAAGAAAGTAAATTTTTCTCATAATATATTCCCTTACTAAATTTTCTTAATATATTATACCTTAATTTATGATTTACCATAACAAAAAGCCCTGACCGAAGTCAGGGTTAATTTATTTTCTGCTATTTAATTTAGCCAAGATAATCAGACCGACAACTATAATCAGCCAAACCCACCAGTAATCTAAAAATAGTTTCATGTCGGGCAATTCTATAACTCTTTGGAAAAATTCTACCATAATTTATCCTTACAATTTATTCGCATTTAATCGACGTTGAAGCTCTCTTACGGAATCAGAAACTGGGCTAATTGTTCCGTCTTGTGTAGTTCCAAGATGTTTCTGTAATGCTTTGATAGTTCCTTGGCCAAACAAACCATCTTGTCCGATCCCTAAGAATCTTTGCAAGGCTTTAACAACGTTTGAACCTGTCAGTGATGAATCGAACTGTGCAGCGTAAATATTTTGATTAAAGGTTTGTTTATACTGGTGACTGATTACTCCGTCTTTCCCAGCTGTATCAAAGTATTCTTGCAATCGTTTAGCAGTCGCATTACCGAACTGGCCATCAAGATTTAATGTAACCATTTGAGGTTTACTGTCAGTGTTTCCTGAACCTGAACCAACGATTCGATAAAAGTGATGTGGTAAGCGAGTGCTCATATATGCATCATTCGCATCAACCGCAATTCCATTGTGAGTATAAGAGCAGTGAATGAATGAGCCATTGCTCAGGAAAATACCAGCGTGTCCGTCAGAGCCAGCTGAACCTCCTGGAGTGCCTGAGATAAAAATATCACCACGTTGCACTTCTCCTCGACTAATTTCTTTCAGCTTTGTTCCTGACATTCCAAATAAAGTTTCAGTATTACCCATTGAACCTGCTGACAGAAATCCACCGGCAATCATAGCAAAGAAAACTGACGAGCTACAGTCATAACTTCTAGGTCCCATTCGTGAAGTCATTGAGTAGGTAACTTTGCCCTTTCGTGCTTGCATCCAAGCAATCATATTTTCAATACTTGACATTATTCGCCTCCTTTGACATTCCTAGCAACTCCAGCATTAGCCCACATTACCGCTTCTTCAATCTTTGTTTTGGCCAATGATTGTTCACGACTAGCAGGAACAAGTTCATCAACTAGCTCTGAAAACTCTCGTGCTTTTGCACGAAGTTGGGTATATCTATCTTCTGTGTTTTCATTTGGCTTATGATATGTAAAAATATTATCGTTGTTATTTCCCATATTATTCGCCTCCTTCTGTGAATTCATGGTCCATATCTTTATGGATGTCAGGTTGGACTTCTACATTAGTTTTAACCAAACTTGCAGTATCATCGCCAATAGTTAGACTTCCAATTGAAGTTAAAATTGAAATTAATGTTGCAAACCCTGCGATACTTAGGGCTTGAATCCAGTCAACACCAATTAGGCCAGTAGCCCCAGCACCCAAAGCACCAATCATTGCTTGGGCAAATGTTTTAATCGCACGTTCTGTTAAATCTTTAAAAAATGTTTTCATGTTCTTTCTCCTTTAAATTATTTTAGTGATAATATATCCAATAACAGTTACGGCAAGAGTAAGCATAAAGCCCCAAGCCCACTTATTATTGGCTTCCATTTTTTCTATAAGTTTTGCATTTGCTTGGGCTATTAAAAGTGCTCGTTCTGCTTTATCCCGGACTGTTTCATAGTTATCCAACTTTGTTTCAATTCGAGCTAATCGTTCGAGCACTTCTCGCCATGCTTGCTCCTCCATAACCCCTACTTTCTAATTTTTACTAGCTTCAAAATCAGCCAACAAAGCTTTAGACTGATTGACTGCTGAACTAACCAAATTAGCTAGGTCTTGAGCAGCTTCTGACGTACCGTGAAATGTTGCTGCATCATTAATCATGAAATTTGCGTTCATTGTTCCGTTATCAAAAGTGGTAAGAGTGAAATTCCCCACTTTTTTATCATCAACAGAGATGTCAGTTGTTACATTTGTCTGATTTACTTTTTTCATTTTTTCTCCTATCCTATTGGGAAACTATTTGATGCGTTGACTAAGCCATTTAAAGCTGGTGAATTAGAGGTAGATTGAAGATATAAACCTCCGCTTTTCGAAACGTAAAATCCCCAAACAGTAGCATTCGCGAAAGCGGCAGTTACTTGGTTTTCAGAAGGTATTGCAATGCTACCGGTTGGCAATTGAGCACACTTTATCCAATTGCCGGCAGTCATTGACGGACAACTTAGACCGGCTAATGAAAAATGAGCAACACCATTTTTAACAGCGAACCGAATTAACCCACCACTAAACCCACCTAATGGCGATAAGATTGTCCAAGGAACATCGGTCGATAACTTCGTACCTTGAGGTGTAAGTTGAGCATAGTTTCCATCTGAGTCGCTTGTGAATGGGCCTTGATAATTAATCCCAGCTGTTCTGTAGAATCCTGTATCAATGTTCGTAAATTTCTGAGCTAGTCCTTGTTCAGAATCAAGCGCTATATCATTTCTAGTATTAACAGTTCCATCCGTCTTTGAAATTGCAATATGATTATCTTTAATTTCTGTAGAGGTTGTAACTGGACCATTAGTTGTTGTGCTTACGAACTCACCATCAGTAATTGTTAAATTTTTTGCGTCAATTTTATCAGCTTTAATTGAATTAGCTTCAATATTATTCGCACTTAAATAGTTAATCATCCAATTGGTTCCGTTATAGTAGTACTCAGTGTTAAGATGGATAACTGTTCCATCACTTGCTGTAAGGTCTGCGGTTCCTGAATATTTCCAAGTTAATCCTTTGAATCGTGTAGTTGGCTCAGTATCAGAAACAACTTTACCAGGGTCACCGTCAGTTCCTTTATCACCATAAACCGCTTTTTGTTCGACAATGTCTTGCGTCAAAGGCGCTAAATTAAAAGTTGTTCGAGTGATAGACCAGAGATATTTGTTGGTAGCCGTTGTTGTAGGCTGCGTTGTTTGCCACACGCTATTATCCCAAGGTTCAACTGGTTTTGTTGATGTTTGCGTAAGCTGATATTTCTGCTCACTGCTTACAATTCCTCTGCCGTTATCTCCAGGGCTCCCCTTAAATACAGCCCAAGGCGCATATTTAGCAGGATCTGTTGATGCTGTAGCTGTGAAATCTGAATACTCCCCACGATACTTCGGCCAGTCAGCAGTTGTGACTTCGCTAGATGAGGGCATATATGGAGTGGCGGTTGAACCTAGTTCTAATTTCAACCTAGAATAACTTAGATTATGGTAGCTTGCTTGACTTTCCATAAATCCAATAGATGCTTCATATCTAGTAATATCAACAGAGACTGCAAATGATACGGAAGAAAAACCAGAGTCTCCCGCTTTAATGGTATTACCAAGATATGGAGTATATCCTGTTGAATTAAAAAGATAAATTACTGCACGTGTGTCAACATCACAATCTTGAATCCATGCACTGTATGTGTATGATTGTCCTATTATAAAATCTATAGTGTTAGTTGCTAATGAATTTTGAGTCCCCCAACCATTAGCAGATACAGTTTTTAAACCCGAAGAAGTTCCATCTAATAAATTCAAATTCGGATAAATAGTCGTGAAACCGTCCGTGCCGTCTGCGCTGTTGGCCCAAGCTACGTGAGTGTATGATGTTTTACCATCATTACCGTCATTAACATTAGTGATAGTCACCGACTGACTAGCGACTACTTTACCGCCAACCGTTGCTTTAAAGCTATAAACTGCTTTATCCGCAACTCCGCTTGCATCAACTGTGATAGTCTGAGTTGGAGCAACAACTGTTCCATCTTTCGACCATTCATAGCTGTCTGCGATTGTTTCAGTCGTTGCAGAACCTTTGAAAATATGAGCTGATAAAGTTGTTGAGCCAGTGCCGTTTTTGAACTGCGTGCCGTTAGTTGTGCTAAGTTCTGCTCTGTATGGAGTAGCTGCATCGACCAACTGATTGACGATGGCTTGGATGTCTGTGGAGACTTCATTCTTTAGCTTCTTATAATTTGAAAAAATAAGTTTATTATTTTCAGGATGGGTTTCAGATACTATTTTTTCTGAAACCCTAGCAGATAATAAGAGTCCTACATTGCCATCAATGTCAATATAATTATTATCTTGTATGACGACCGTATCGCCTTTTGCAAGTGGGGGGCCATCTCCAATTTCTGCATTTACTAGTTTTGATGATGGTGTTACAGTATAACTAACTTGATGATAAGCATATTGCTTAAATTGGCGCACCGCATAAGCCCACATATCATTTACATTCTTATATTCAGTAGTAAAATCTATTCGTGTCCAAATATCGTCTTTGTCTTTTGATAATTGAGCGGGATATATTTTGGCAGATAGTGGTGCATACGCCGTATTATCTCCTGCTCTTTTATAAAATTCTTCCACTCCGTCATCATTTGTATAACTGAATGAAGCACTTTTCCAACTTAAATTGTCCGCCCCAGTTACAGTTGTTGCATTTAAAAATCCTTCTGTACTAACATCACGTTCTACTGCTTGAATGTTTTCCCCAAATATTAGACGAACATCATCTCTTTTTTTACCTACACCTTGTATGTCCAACCCATCATTTTCTTTATAAATATTGAGTGTAACAGAGTCAAGAGATCCGTCATTATTAAGCTTAGTAATAAATTCAAACTCTGCATCAAAGTTTCCAATAACAGAAATTAAACGTGCCAATTTTGTCTCTTGTCCATCATAGTTAATGGTTCGTGTCAGATTAGAAACTTCATTGATTCCGATTGTAATTTGAGTGTTTGATATTAATCCCATTTGGTCAAAATACCACTGAATATTATGGCTTGATGTATTAACAAGAGGGTTAGCTTGTTCACTCATCAGTTCTCTATCAAGAGAGACACAAAAGAATGAAATTTCTTCACTTGTTTCGTGGATAGCTTGTTCAGAAGCAGGGGTCATCAAATAATCATTACCATCAATTTGAAAACTAAAATATGACTGTCCGTTTAGAAATCTAGCATACGATTGTAGCTTGTTATTGATAACTTTCTTTACTGTAAATTTAAAAGTAGCGGCTCCCTGATCACGATATTCATGAAACTCATCATCATAATAATTAGGAAGTCCAGGAACATCATTACTCAAAAATGCAACTTTTTGTAAATTTACATCTAAAACATTAATTAACATTATAAATAGTTCTCCTCCCAGCTATATTCAATTTCAAGCGGATGATTAACCCAATTTGAAGGATTAGTAACGATTGTGGTTTCTCCTGGTGGAATCATAAAAAAGTTTGATCCATTAATCATTTCTGTTAATGAAGAAATACCATTTAATAAAATTTGACCTTTCCCCATATCTACATCAATATCAGAATTGACTGCATAACGATTAGGGACGTCTCGCCAAACAGAAACTTGGTCTTTTCTGAACCAAATATTTCTCAATGATAAGTTAGTCATGAATTTATTTGATTGAACATATTGCCCGATATAAATATAGACTTTAGCAATTTCTACAGTTTCTAATTCTGGAATAATTGCTTTAATTCGTGAGCCTTTCCAATAAAATTCTAATTGGCTTCCAGTTTTCACAAAATCAGAATGGCCAGTCCTCTCATTAAAGCTAGTATTGTTCATATTACCAGCCCCGTTACCTTCGCCATTATTAGAGATAAAGTTGTTGCTAGCATATTCCCGTGGTTTATTTCCACCGACCCAACATTTCATAGAGGCATTATTACCACTCATATCCCCTTTAGTAATTCCATATCCTGCGACTAATTTATCATTAATATCTGTGAATAGAACTTGTAGAACCCCAGTTTGTCCAAATGCACCAGCCCAAGCAAAGATATTAAAATATGAATAGAAATTAACTGCTCCAACATGACCGTTTGAATCTGCTGGTAAGGTCATAACTTTCATTCCACCAGCAACTCCTTGATTAGATCCAACAGTCCCTTTATCTTTTAATCTCAACCCATCAGTTTGGAATTCAAGCTTTCCGTTCGTGGCTAACCAATTATTTTGAGGGTTAACAGTTCCAGCTGCAACATCTTTAAATTTAGAAAACGATGTGCCATCCTTGCTATCATATAAATATTCACTTTCAGGTTTTACAACTCCATCTGCTTCTTGGATATTACCCATTTCAAATGCTCCAGTTGGACTTGCAATACCGATATATCCATTTTCTTGACTACATTTAATTTTAAAACGTAACCAAGCCGGAAGCGTACCTTTATTTTTAATAACCGCTGTTACTGAACCATCAACTGTGCTAGGAGTAATTGTTCCGTTTGCTCCACCAGAGTTAGATAAATTAAGGATATTTGTAAAGCTTGAAACTGCGTGACCAGAAGGAACTAAAAAGGTTAGTGTCCCTTTATTTGATTCTGGTTCATAGGATTGTTCTCCGTCTGGCAATGCATACCAGACTTTATTTGGTTCATCTTCAAATACTAAGCCTAAGGTATCTTCTGAATTGATATAACTTGCTAACTTTTGCTTGTTTGCATTTATCTCACTAAAAAATGTTCCTTTTATCAAATAATCAAAAGAGATATTTCTTGGCCCACGAGATGATGTGATGACATCAACTCCTTCTTTTTTAGCTTGCGTATTATTAGTCCAGCCTGAGCCGATGTCACGTTTTATGTTAGTTACACTTTCGAATAAATCTGAAAGAATGTTATCTCCATAAGTAACTTTAATAACTTTGCTCATTAGTTCCTCCTTCCGTTTACGATATTATCGATTGATTGGTTAATATACTGTTGCTTTGTAATCGACGGTGTTAGCGCTCTTGCAGCCTCATCTTTGTCAAATACTGCATTGATTGGGCGATTTGCTAAAGATTGAATTGCTTTGATTAATGACTCGTTATTACTCCCTGACATTAATTTAAGTAACTCAATGATGACATTAAGCTGGCTACTATTATCAACAACTGGAGCGCTAACAACTAACTGTTGTTGAACTGCTCGCATATCTCTAAATATCTTCGCATCAGCCGGAATTCCTCCAGTCCCATCGGAATATTTAGGGATAAGTTGTGCTGTTTTGCTAGCTTTTAAAATTTTTGTTCCTTTAGGCAGTGGCATTGTCACATCTCGACCTTCTGGAATAAAACTTACTCCATTAGGAAGGCTGATTAATTCCTTATAAGTCGGTCCTTTTTGGTCATTAACCATAGCAAGTCCGCCCGGATGGTATGGTGTACCTTGAGCGTTGTTTGTTTTATTTATGATTAAATCAATTGTTTTTGAAGTCGGAATATCACCTAAGAATCCACTCAATGTTTTTCTTGCTCCACTGTCATTGGCATTTAAATCGACAGTTTTCCCAAGGAAATTATTTTGTATCCATGAATTAGCTGAATTAACACCACTTGCCGTTTGGTTGCTTGCTAATAATTTTTTTGCATCTGCAGGCAAATTATTCCATTGCAGAATTGCATTAGTAGCCCCTTCTTTTTTAGCTAATACATCAAAGTTATTAGCGAGCATTTTCTTAACATTCTCAGGCATGGCATCCCATGCTTTTAACGCACTTGCAGCCGCTCCTTTTTTGTTTTGAAAATCTGCATCATTACCAAGAAGTTTTTTAACATTTTCTGGCATAGAGTTCCATGAGTTTAATGCTCCGGTAGCATTTCCTTTTTTACTCAAAAAGTCAGTATCATCACCTAATAATTTTTTAGTTTGAGCAGGAAGTGTATTCCAACCAGTTAAAGCTTGTTGGGCAGTTTCTTTATTTTGTAAGAAATCTTTATTATCACCAAGGATTTTCTTAACAGAATCTGGCATTTCATTCCAAATTTTCATGTTTTGTCTACTATCAGCAATAGCAAGCAATCCTTGTTGATTGTTGACAACCAAATTCTTTTGTTCAGGAGAAAGCTGGTCCCATTGCCCACTAGCAATTAAAGCTTCTGCGACTGTAAATCTGGCATTCGTTGTTAAATTAGCGTTCTTCAAGATGAACTGCATATTATCCCAACCTTCTTTAGATTTAACAGCTTCTGCTATAACTTCAGGAGCATTTGTTTTGATTTTCCCAGTTTTAGGGTCAAAAATAATACTATTCCATGCATCATTGGCTTTTTTGGCGTCATCCGACATACCAGTAGTATATTTGGCTAAGAGTTTGCCATTATCGCCTAACTTCTTGCTTGCATCTCCAGCTTTAGCCAAAGCCTCATCGAATGATTCACCATATAGGCCCATTTCTGCTTCAGCATTTTCACGCCATTCTTTATACCCTGCTTCACCTAATTTAAGATTCCCTCTGATTACATCCTCAGCTTTAGCGACAGCTACTCCATATTTGCTTAGTTTGTCAACACGTTCTTGTTCTGCAGCAGCCATATTTTCGTTATAGGTATCTTGAGTGATAATATGACCATCAAGCAATTTTTTTTGGTCTGCGGCTTGTTGGTCATATTCTTTATTTGCTTGTTCTCTCATCCCTCGCATGTCATTGATAACTTGTTGAGCTTGAGATTTAGACATATTATTGAACTCGCCATTGAGAGCCTTCATTAAAGTATTCTTTTTATCACCCGTTATTTTAAGTGCATCAGCTTCTGATTCGAAAATAACTTTCATGTTAGAACTTACACGAGCTTGCTCATCAACTGTCAATGCTCTATTTTTTTCGTCACGTTTATTGGCATTGATGTAAACTTGTGAAATATCATTTGCAGCAGCTTCTACAACAGACTTAGCGCTTTCACCTCTTTTTTTCATTTCAGCAATTTGGTCAGCGGTATAACCCGTTCGTTTCATTGCATCTTCAAGTTCTTTAGTTGATTTGTCAATATCACCTTTTGTTCCTTCGGAAAGTGAATTGATAGCATCTTTAACTTTTTGAGCTGAATTTTGGCTTCCGGTACCGAACTCTTCCATTGCTACCTTGGCTTTGTCAATCCTATCCCTAAAATCATCTATTTTATCAACAGTTTCTTTTGGAACTTCAACTTGGCCAAAGAACTTAACTCTATCTTTTGCTTCATCTACAGCTTTGCTTACGCCGATAATTAACCCAGCTAGACCAGCTACGCCTAATGCACCCACAGCCACTGGACTTAAACCAGCTAATATTGGATAGATTCCAGCTAAGGAAGCAGATAGTCCACCACCTCCAGCTATCGCAGCAGTTGCACCTCCTGCTTCTGTAGCAATTCCTCTAAGTGCGAGTTCGCCTGCTCCTTTTGCTCCGATTCTTGCCAAACCTCCAGTAACTCCCGAAATAATACTTGTCAATCCACTCAAAGCTTTCGCTGTTGGAGCAACTGCGGCCGCTGCTATTGCCATTTTAATGATGAATTGTTGAGTTTCTGGGTTTAGTTTTGAAAATGAGCCTGCCAAATTATCTATTTCTTTAACAACTGGAATGATTGAAGGTAAGAGTTTTTGACCTAAATCAATGGATAACACTTCCAAAGTCGCTTTAGCTTTATTAAAAGCATTCTTATCAGAATTGTTCATTTGGTCTGCGAGCTTTTTAGTATAACCAGTTGCATTTTGAGTTTCTTTGGTTAAGTTGCGTAATGCATCTCCGCCTTGGTTAATCAGCACGTTCATACCTGTTTGAGCTTCTACACCAAACGCTTTAGCAACTAATGAACTTTTTTCTGCATCTGTCATACCTTCGGTATGTTTTTTGATGGTATCGAGCATATCAGGTAAACCGATATTTCCTTTTTTCCACTCATTGATATTAATGCCAAGTTCTTCAAAAGCTGCCGAAGATTGTTTAGTAGGTTTTAACAAGCGAGATAGAGCACCACGAAGTGATGTACCAGCTTTTTCTCCTTCGATACCATTATTTGAAAGTAATCCTACTGCGGCAGCAGTTTGTTCAACATTCATACCTAAAGAATGAGCAACGGGTCCGACATATTCCATTGCTATTCCCATGTCTTCAAAACCTGCGGATGTTTTATTGGCTACAAATGTCAAACTATCCGTTACACGTTGGGTATTTTTCATCATGGATGCTGTATCTTCAGTCTTTAAACCAAACTGTTCAAGAATAGCAGTTGATGCAGACATTACTGTTCCGAAATCTTCCCCTGAGGCTCTTGAGGCATCTAATACCGCAGGCATAGCCCCAACGGTTTGATTAAAATCATAACCTCGCTTAATCATTTCTTCCATACCATCATTGATAGATGTGGTATCGATACCGTATTGTCTAGCCCATTGTTTAGATTTATCTGATAAAGTATCCATTTGCTTAGAAAGAACACTTGCTGGTGTTCCATCTGATAATAAAGCTTGGATTTCAGTCATCTTACCATTGAAATTAGTTGCTGCTTGAATTCCTTTTGCGAAAACTGCAGTGACTGCTACTGAAGCAGGAGTAGAAACAGAAGCGATCGAATTTAATCCACCACTTACTTTTTGAAATCCTGTCGATAGCTTAGGTAACAGAGATGTTTGTTTATACTGTTCCTCTGCTGCTAACTTTAACTGTGCTTTAAATTGAGCCATCTGAGCACTTGCTCTTGAAATATCAGCCGCATATTTTTGAGTGCTAGAGCTTGCTTTCCCATCAACAAGTGAACCGTCATAAGATTTTTTGAGTAAATCTAATTGTCTTTTTTGTGTCTCAATGGATTTTGTTAGAACTTCCATTGGACTTTTAACTCCGTCAACACCTTTCCCAAATGTTGAAAATGATGTTTGAGAAGTTTTTAAATCATTTTTTAAGGCGGATAATTGCTTACTAACCCCGGTAACACCCTTTGCAAAGCTGGAATCATCAAAGCCCATTTCAATTATCATTTTCCCTAAAGGTGTATCTGCCATTGCTTTCTCCTTGAACTTTTTATCGTTAATTCAAGGATAAACAAAAAACGCCCTTAAAAAGTAGCGTTTTTTAATTAATGTATATAAGAAAGTGTTAAACAAGGTTTTCTATTTACTGATCGGCTAATGTATATTCTGGAGTAATAACTGTTTTATCAAATGTTTTATCTGTTGTAAAATCAAAGAGAACCTTTGAACCAGATTTCCAGTTTTGAGCAGAAATGTAAGCATCTCCAACTGTAACACCGTTTGAATCGACAAGATTTACTTGTCCACTAAAACTAGATATATCGGAACCTGTGGTATTTTCTACAGTAGCTTCATATTTTTTATAAGTATCATCATATTCCTGAGCTTTATAACTAAATACTATTCCATTTACTAATGCAGTTATTTTTTCCTTTACTTCATCATTTTTAACTGCTTTTTGTCCATCTTTTTCTAAGTCAGAAAGATAAGACTTATATTTCGCGTCAACTTTTAAATGATAATTATTTTTAAAATCTACTAGTAATTTTGTTCTAGAATTATAAGCATCACTCCATTTTTTCATTCCCTCTAATGTATTTATTGAATTAATTGATTTTTTTGAATCATCTAAAACATTGAGATACTGTAAAACTAGAGCGTGCAACTTTGAGTCTTTAAATTTTTTATCTTTGTATGAACTTATAGCATCCAACTCATCTTTTATGAATTTATTATAATATTCCTTAGTTTGTGAGTTGCTGGGATCTTTTATCTTATCTAATTCATCTGCATCTTTCCACCTATTTTCGAGTCCGCGAGCAAGATCTGATATAAATGCTTTATCTGCATATTCAGTTTTATTGCTTGAAGTATTACCACATGCTGACAAAGTCAATAACAAAATACCAAAGCTAAATAAAAAAATTGATAGTCTTTTCATAATTTTCTCCTTATTTTTATAATTCATTATACTCTTTTAAAATAAAATATTGCAAGCGTTACCTAAAATAAAACTAAAAAAACAGCTCATAAGAGCTATTTTTATTTTAATGACTGCCCAAATTCCCAAAGCGATAACACTTTTTCTTGTTCAGGCTCATCTACGCTACCATCTTTTGATATAATTTTTGCACCAACCACAGAAACAACTGTAGAAAAATCATTACTAAGGATATCTGCTAAAGTATATGAACCAGTCGATACTAGCGTTTTTACAAAGTCTAGAAATTCAGAACGAGCTTCTGAGACTGTCATTGTTCCTTTTTTTCGTCACCCGTAACTTCTTTTGAACCAGTAATCGTTTCAAAAACATCTTTAATGAAATTTTGCAATCCCCAAGCAGGTACACTTGCCAAAATTGATTCTTCCGTTACTTTTGAACTATCGAATAAACCAGCAATGAAATTAATACGTTTTTTATAAACGTCTGAAATAGACATCTTATCAACGTTTTTTTCAATTTCAACTGCCATATCCCAATAATCAAGAAGTTTTTGACCGCTAACATGTTCTTGAGTAACAGTAAACTCACCATCTTTATCACGAAGAGTAATTGACAACTTAGTCATTTATTACTCACCTCCCCCAGTTCCTGAACCGCTTGATGCTGGTACCATTTGAGCATCAGTTTTAATCTCTGTAATACCAGCTGCATCAGTAGATGTTCCTGTTCCAACAAAAGTAGAGTAATACAAACCATTATCATCAGAACCAATCGCAAAACTGATGGCTTCTGATGGAAGTTCTCTTTGTTTACCTTGTACTGTATTAAACTCAAGGCCATCAGAAGAGAACAGTCCATCCACAAATGCCATTAAATATGGATTACCTTGAGGTGTTACATCCTCCAATAGAATCGAGCAATATGGAGAAGTGCGATCTGCAGTAGCTTTGTATACACCGTTAGTAGATGCGACAATTCCAAGCACTGCATTTTTAATTTTTTCAGGGAAGTCCATGATATCGAAATCAACTTTACCATCTCCAACTCCTTTTCCTGAAATGGAGTATACTTTATTTGAAGAATAAGATTTTACGGCATCAACCGCTAATCCTGATACTTTAGCGGAAACCATCCCACCATTATCTTTTTTTCCTTCGATAACAAACTGATTTATCCCAAGAACTGGATCTTTACCATCTTTTACACGAATTGTTAAACGTTTAAAACCAATAGGTACTGACATTGTTTTTTCTCCTTATTTTCAATAATTTTCGTAAAGATTACTGTTGCCTTCATAAAATCGAGCATCCACATATCTCTTTGTTTCTTCAAAATATTCATCAAGGCCACCATTCATCTGAAAGAACCCTTTTGTTTTGAGAATATTTTCAACTTTTCTTTGAAGCTCCTTGCTTTCCATTCGATTAGTTGCCTCAATGCTGACCTGATAGACAAAATGTTTAGCGAATGAATCGTTGCTTCCTACCGCAGTTTGTTCTGGTGGGCCAGCAGGTATAACCGTTATACTTGTCAAACTTCCTGATAAATTTTCATACCTAGAATAACTTTTAAATCCACCCGTTTTTTGAATTGCTAGAATATCAGAGTCATTAGCTAAAGCTTGCATAAGTACATTTAGCATATCATTCATTTTAACAACTCCTTCAAATTAGCTTGCGCTGTCTTAACAAATTTTTGTCCTTGAGCATTTGAAAATCTTTGTAAAGCGCCAAAACTTTTATAACGATATGATTTACCATTTCTGACAAAACCATTATTTTCAAGATGAACAAGTCTCCAATGCTTACCATTGTTACCTATCTTTATGACGGGGAATCCTGATGTTCTAGAAACATTCCCTCGAACAACCCCTGCTACTGTATCACCAGAATTTGCAAATTTAGAAAGAGTGCTCTTTAAATTAATTACAGCTTCATCTGCAGATGCTTTAAGCGCATCACTTTCTATCTTTCTTACTCGAGTTTCACTAAACTTTTCTCTCAATTTAGCTTCAATTTCTTCAAAGCCCCTAATAGTCATACCACTACTCATTAAGATTTGTACCTCCTAGTATTATTTTTAGGAAAGTACGATCATGGAAATCTGGCTGAATATCAATTATGTTCCAAACCTTATTGACGTACCTTGAGTCATCAATAATAACTTTGTCATCATTTTTGGGTTGATAACTTGTTAAGGGATCGCGAATTTTTATTGTTGCTCCATTTTTAACATTTTGATTCCCCAAGATTGTTAAATCTTTATTGCTAGGGGAATAAAGATCTGCGTAGGTTTTAAAAAGAACAATAGGATCACCACCTCTCCCGTCGAATGACGTATCAAGCCCTACTCCTTGAAATGTAACTTTAGTCCGCATCGTTCCGTTATTTGTACGATTAGATGATTTAAGTAATTTTTGCGATTTAATCATTGCGTCTCTCCTACATCATCAGTAGGCTGATTAGCTAGAAAAACATCACGGATATTTTGCTTATAATTCTCTTTGAATTCATCTAGCGCATCATTGTATGTATAACGCGAACGTTCGAAAATTAATTCCTTAACTTCTGGATCACTCGCATCAGATACTCCAATCAATCGTAGAATTGAAGTGTACGAGGCTGTGAGCATATCAGTTAAGTTAGCCAACTCATCCGAATCCTCAGTACTAATTCTCATTCTTTGTTTAAATGAACTAAGGTTATTAGTGGCCCAAGTTTTAGCGTCAGCCATAAACTCCTCCTATTCTTCTTCGTCACCCTCCATTTTTTCAACAAAGCCAGGGAGCTTTTTTTCAAGCTCCTTGAACCTAGTTGCAGTTGCTTCAAAAATTTCGCCGACATCTCGACGCACATTTTCTTTTACATCATCAAAAACTGCATTTACTTTAAGTTTCATGAGCTACCTCTTATCCTTTAGGAACAGCGGCAATTGTAACAAGTGCTGAAGCATTGTTATCTTTTGGTTTGCCCCAGTAGAATGATTTAGTTGTATAAAGTTGAAGATCTTCAAGAGCAAATGTTTGGTCAAATTCTTGCATTGTCATTTTTCCGCGATAAGCATTGTATCGATTTGCGACAAATACAATCCCTTTACCAGCGGGAACTGCCATTGATTGAACTACAGCAATATTGAAAGGTAAGATATCAACCCATACTCCATTAGCGTTCAAATACAAGAACATTGCGGTAAAATCATAATAATCTTGAGGATTAACCAAAATTTTTGCTTGTCCAGCAATATTAAGTGGAATTCCTTTTTCACTAACTGACATTTTTTTCATAATAGGTGCTAGAATTTTAGCAGCTTGTCGTGAAACGTCTTGAGAGTTTTCTAAAGCAGCAAGTGGCGAAAGGTCAGCAGATACTGTTTTATCTCCATATGTAGTAGTCCCATTTACAATGGTAGCATCTTTAATCAAACCAACGGGTTTGTTATTGCCATCACCATTAACCAAAGCCGCTTCAAGAGCAACTGCAATAGATTCTGACAATTGTAAGATGATAAAGGTTTTCAACCAATCATAGCTATAATCAAGGGCATCTTTAGGAATAACAGTAAATGCTGTAAGTTTATTTTGAGAAAAATCGTGTTCTCCAAAGTTTTGATTTAATTGACCTTGAATATCACCAGCAAAAGTTCCCCATACTGCTGTTCCACCATTGTAGATACCATCAGAGGTAATCGCTTTAGTGCGAAGCCCCATATCTTGGAAATTGATAATATCAAGCAACGGATGAGCATAAGTCAATTCGTCAAAAACTTGATTGATAATTTCAAGAGGCAAGGTTTTTTCTACATTTCCAACACCAGAAGTAATTTCGTTAAAGAATTTTGTTTCTTCTGCTGACATTACTTCTGCAGAACGAGATGACATTAGAGAGTTAATTTTTTCATTTGTTTGATCAGCAAGATTTTCAACAATTTCCGTCCCCATGACTTCCATAGACTTTGCAAATAATTTTTGTTGTTCTTTTTCATCGGCTCCATTAGCAACTGCATCTGTATATTTCCCAACAGCTGCTGTGTAATTAGGTAATTTTGTGTAATCCATTATTAAATTCCTCCTAGGAAAAGTGGTTTAAATTTTTGATTTTTAAGTGGCTTTTCTGCCGAGTTATCAGCTTCAAATTCTGCTTTTACTTCAGATATTTTTTCATCAATTAATTTACTAATTGAATCCATTTGTTTCTTGTCAAGAGAAAAATCAATCGTGTAATTTTTCTTGTCATCTCCTTTAATCATGTTTTTAAATTGATTAATCTTATCAGGTGATAACATTGGTGAAAAACTTGCAACCATTTGAACAGATTGATTATTTTCAAAAAGAATTTCATCAACTATCCCCGATTCAACAGCTTGCTTTGCATTAAACCAAGTTTCGTTGTCCATTAATTTTTGAGCTTCCTCTGCTGAAATGTTCATTCGGTTAGCATAGAGATTTGCTAAATTTCCACTTGACCCCAATAAATAATCCGAGCTTGAAGCCATATCTCTATAGTCGCCTTGTTGAACCATTGATACGTTATGAATCATAACTTGACCGATGGGAGTTATCGCCACCCTATCAGCTGCTAAAAGGGGGAATGTCGCAGCACTTGCACAAAGACCAGAGATTTCAGCAATAACTTTACCTTGATACTTGCTTAAATCTGTGAAAATCTCACTCCCAGCAAATACAGAACCACCTCCAGAGTTAATTTGAATGGTAACATCTTCTCCATTAGCCTCGTTTAAGAAGTCTGCAACTTTTTGCGGAGTGATGCATTCCATACCAAACCAGTCATACACTTCTTCATAATCGTTATCGGCAACTACGCCATTAAACTTAAGTGTCTTCACTATTTTTTCCTTTCTCTTCATAATTTTTAGTCATAATAAATCTGTCCCCATCTTCTGTTGGTGGTAAATTGGCAGCCTCGCGAACTTCATTGACTTTTATAACACCACTAGACCCTGCTTTATCAATTGCATCTGCACGGTCAAGAATGTTAACTGTTTTAAATCCAGTCATTTGCAAGGTATTGCCAACTGAATATCCTGATTTTTTAATTAAAATACTTGCGAATCCTTCAGATAATTTATTGCCCAATGGAATCGCTGCGGATTCAATCGCCAAATCCAAGTTTTCAGAATTATTAGCAGTCTCTCCAAGCACCAATGCTGGAGGAATTCCAAGCAGCCCGGCTACTTCTCCAATGAATACTTTTTTTAAAGACCAAAAGTCAGTAATCTGATTTTGTAGTGTTGCAGACTTGCTAGAAGAAATTTCATCATACGAAGATTTTGATTTATCGTCAGCAGGAATAAATACCACTGGATCATTCATCATTTTGTCGTATAAAGTTGTTGCATATTGTTGCTGCAATTTTTTTCTCTCATTATCTTCAAGCTTGCTGTTGACTGGAATACTGATTTTTGCTCTAACTTGCCCTACACGGAGCTGGTTGGCAATTAAGATTCCGAATAGTTTTCCATAATCATCCCATAGACTATCAACATATTTTTTTATCCCAATATTGTCATTGTCTAAGTGAAAACAATCCACTCCTTGAATAAAGGTTCTATTAAAATATTTTTGAGCGTATGGTCCAGAATTAGGAACATTAGAAACTTTGCTATTGGAGAAGTTAACTGTCACTCCCGTGTATGTGTTCCCGTCAAGCGAATAGTTTGTTACAAAATTATCAGCAATATAGAACTGATCACCATCCTGTATGACTAATAGCTCACCATTTAACAACTTTTTTATCATTGAAATTTTGAATTCACTAGCTGTTTGGTTAGGATTTGGTCTCATATTTAAAGCATAATCAAATTTAGAATCTGTAATTGAGCTTTCGTTCTTAAATACAAATTTACCTTTAGAAACAATCCTTGCTAAGTAAGAAACACAAGATTCTAAAGCAGCATCCTTAATACCAAGCGTGACTTGTGCATTAAATAATGCGTCATACCCAGTTAAATCTGTTGTGCTTAATTTATCTTTTACAGATGACCAAATGTCTGAAAATAGTCCCACATTTTCTCCTTTCCGTACTTTTAATTCAAGTTTAATGGAAAAGTAGAGCGAAAAAGTAGCGTTTTTATAAATAAAAAGCCGCCATTTCTGACAGCTTTATTTGAGGGTTATCGCACCACATTACTAATATTTTATTGCTCACTCCTCTACAATATGAATTATGCTAGATTTTTACTCTCAAAAAGTATCGTTTATCCCATAAACCAACCCAAATTATCATAGAAATCAGTTGTATCTACTTCATTTAATAAATCAGCCTTGAACATCGCTGCTTCAAAAGCTTTAAATCCATCTGTTTTTCGTCTGACATCTTCTTTTTTGATATATTCCACATTTCCATCTTTTTTCAAGTGTCGAAGCACGTTATTTGTGTACCACCGCATCATGTCATTATCACCAAAATTAATTTTTTTATTGGCAAAACTATCCTCAATTACCGTTGATAATTGCGCATCAATGGCTCTAAAGTTACGAATAACTTCCACACGATAACCAAGCGGTTCTTCAAATTTGCTATTCCAAGAGACTTCAAACCCAGCTTCTTCAAATTTAGGTTGTAAATACTCCCTCATTTTATAGCCGTCTCCACAAATAGTTTGGAATTCATACCCTTCTTCATCACGCATACGAACAAACCAATCTACAACGTGTTGTGCATCCATTGACGGTTCATCTAATACTGTGAGCAACCCCTCATCTTCCCATTGTCTAATCGGGGCAAATCGTCGTTTACCATTAACATTTTCATTTGGCTTTGAATAGCTATATATTCTATCGACAAATTCTTTACGAACAAACGAATGAGATTTGAAAACATAATCCCCATCAACTTTAAACAAAGCACCAACTGCAATAAAGTCACGAGTAGAAGCAAAGTCAAATCCTCCAACTGCTGGTAAATTTCGGAGTTCCGGGAACTCTTTTTTTGTTGCTTTTAATTCTTCATAAGTGGCCACGCTTCTTTCAATATCTGTCACCGGCAGGTTCATCCGTTTAGTCATGAATTCATCACGGCCACTCGGGTTAACCTCTAGTTTTTTATATTGTTTTGTAACCTTTTTATACAATCTTTTCGCATAACTGCTCATTGGAAGAGTAAACATAGGATTAGCCATTTCCCAATTTGTTGGATCATCGACTTCTTGCTCATCGTTCAGTTTGCAAATAAAAGGAAATAATTCATCAAAATCAGCATCACCTTTGAGTACTTTATGAGCTAATTCCTTCATTTCATCAATGAATCCCTCGCGAACAAATCCATCTGTTCCGATATAGAACTCTCTTGGATTAGCAACTTTCCCCAAACCAGAAATATAAACATCTGTTACTTTGTGGTCTTCATATTGGTGTATTTCATCAAATACTACTGCACCGTCACGCAAACCATCTTTTGTATTTCCGTTACTTGTCTTATAACGAATAATAGACTGGGTTTTGCGATTTTTGATTTCTTTTTTACCCCAAGAAAACATTCTTTGAAGTTTTTCATTCATCTCAATTGTGTCGTAGATTTCTTCAAAGCTCATTTTAGCTTGATCTTCACTATTTGCGACAAGCGAAATATGATATTTGGGAATTCCGTGCATTGGAGTTTGCAAGTAGTTAGTTACTCCAGAGATTAAACCATTCTTACCACCACCACGCCCCATCATGATTAAAAATTGTTCAAAAACAATATCATCCCCATCACTCCAAAATAAAAAAATGAAACTAATAATAAATTTTTGAAAGTCCTCTAGTTTAAAATAAAATGTTTCGATATATCTGATGCATTTATTAATTTGGCTTTCATCGAAATAAATTTCTTTTCTTTCAAGACGAGGTTTAATTTCTCTAGCAATATATTCAACAAGTTCTATACGTTCCTTGTTAAGTTTTACTTTTTGAGCATGATAAGAATTGATATAATCACTGACATATTTAATCAGCATATAAATCTTCCTCATTAAAATCATTATTTTTGCCCTTTTCGGCTCGTTTTTCCTCGAAAAATTCATCCAATTTTATAAGAGCTGTATTAATTTTTACTTTCTCAGAAATGGCAGGGTTTGGTTTCAAAAATTCTTGATTACCATTAACGACTTTTATCATTGTTCCATCTTTAGAAATAGATTTATCAAGGTTTCTGGATATTCTAACCAAACTACAATATCTCTCCACCTTTTCAATTTCTGAAGCTGATTTTTCATTAATTAGCCCTAATAATTCTATTTCAAGTTTGCTTTTTGCCATGGTTACCCCCCCTTTCAAAAAAATGGCTTTATATTTGGTTAAAAAACCCCAACCGGTCTGTGGTAAATTCGGAATTTAACCCAATTATTTTAGACCCGGGGGTACTTTCATGAAAATTTTTCGTAATTTCCGAACAATAAAATCAGAATTCAAAAATTTCATCATCAAACTGCTTGTGTCTGTGTCTATCATGCCTCTTGTTGTGGCATTCGTGACATAAGGTACGCAGGTTACTAGGTTCTAGTGCAAGCTCTGGATGATAATCAAGTTCCTTGATATGATCTATCTCTAGTGTCGCAGTCTTAGCCGTTGTCACTCTGCCTTCTGCTTTGCACCACTGACATTCATTGTTATCGCGCTTGAGTATCTGTTCTCTCATACGCCTCCACGCTCCTGAGCAATAGAACCTGTGCCTTGCCTTTGGTGTGCTTACATCTATCATGATTCAATCGTAAAACAAAAACGCTACGAAAAAGTAGCGTTCTTTATATTATTCATGGAACATCTTAAGTAAATGACCACCGTCATATTTCTCAGCAAACTGTTGCGTTGCTTTATTATTTCTTGCAATGACTGCACTCTTAGAGTAATACATATTCATTGTAATCTTAATGATTCCCCAGCCATCAATGTAGTATCGTTTGAATATCTTGCGATCATCTTCATCTTTAATATTGTCTAGTGCTTCATTGATAAGCTGAGATTGCTTGGCATTCTTCTTATTGCGAATGATAATTCTTAAGGCCATTCGAACATCGTGCCATTGTGCTTTCGTCAATTCTTTTGCCATATTCTAACTCCTGTTATGTTATAATAGTGTTAGATACAACCATGCCGAAGCCCATTGCCGTGGGCTTTTTATGTTTAATTAATTAATTTAATATATAATGAGATTAGAAACGCAATCCCAAACAATATATTAAAGGTTGCAGTTCCAACACTTATTGGACTTCTTGGCTTTCCAATTGCGTAAGGTGTAACGAACAGGCCAAGAATTATGAATAGCACGTAGGCTATGATAATTATATTTGCAATCATTTCTTTTCTCCTTTAATACCTGCATCAGTAACAATGAAGGTATCGTTATCCCCCATATACACAGAGATTTTATTTCCGGTTTTATTATCAGTAAAATCAACTTTGCGACCAGACATTTTATAAGAGAATGAACCTGTATATTCATAGAATATGTCGCCTTTATAATCTTTTATAATGATAGTACGACGTTGGTTCATATCATACTCAATTTTAAGATTCTTCTTAGCCATGTTATATGACGATGAGTTAGTATAATTATGATAATATGAAGAACCAGTTAGTCCAACTAAAGTTAATGCTACTAAAGCTACCAAAGCAAAGAATCCATAAGCGATATTATTTTTTCTGTTTTTACGCAATACTGAACCTAGAACAAACAATCCTAGTCCAAGTAATAGTCCAATTATCCAAATAACTGTCCAGATAATCCATGACGTTGGTGTTGGTGTGATATAAAACATTTTATTTCTCCTCCAGTTGAGTTTAGCGAGTTCCTAGCTCAGTATGTGATATAATATAACTGACCAAAAATATTATAATAAGTTGTAAATTCGTATTTCGCTCGAACTTGGTCAACTCGAGCTTTTTTGTTATAACTTATTTTTATTATGGTATAATGTAGTAGACCTAAATTTTAAGAATAAAATTTAAACCTAGAACATATAACTCGAACTTGGTCAGTTCGGGTTTTTTGCATTTATCCCATAACCTCTTACTTATTGATGTGATATAATATAACTGACCACAAGTAACACTTAAAGATGAACTGTTACATCTACATCTTTTCTACGATGGCTCAAGTTTGGTCAGCTTGGGCTTTTTTATATTTCCTTTTATTTAAATCATATTGCTTGTACTTGGTTAGTAATAGTTTTAAAATAAAATTGTATAACCAATACAAACTATTTGAAGGAGGACTAACTCATGAGCTATGTCGTAGATAAAAGTGGTGACTTCAGTGATTATCATGAAGTACACAAGGGAACTTGCCCTAATCGCCCAAAAGTTAATGATTCATATCTTATTGATGGGGATTTTGAAAATGATATCGAAGCAATGGAATACACTCGTAGAACTTATCCATCACTTCAAATTAGGCCGTGTTCATCTTGTATGGATATATCATCACGTTAACTTGTTATCCCTCAAAGCCCATATCATTGATTTGGGCTTTTTTTGCGTTCAATTATCCTTCCATAAATATAGAAACATAATCAAGATATAAAGAAATCTCCTTGTTTCAACCAATCCCCAATTTCTTGATACGTACTCAAATATTAAGTAAAAGACAGATACGCAAGTTGCTCTTATTAGTCCTTTGATAACCTTATCTTTCATCTCCACCTCAATCCATATGTTTATCAAGCCATTTCATGATAAATTTCACGATATAGCCACCTATCATTCCACCAATAAAGGCCAGTATTATATTATCCATCATTCCTCCCATTCGTGAGCTGTAGAACAATATGGGCAATAGAAACCTAAAGGCGCTTCATCCATATTTTAAAGAAATTCGTTTTTGCATTCCAAACACTCAATTAATTCAAATCCATCCATTTATTTCTCCTCCCCGAACACGTTCTCTGACTCGTCAAGGTCTGAGCGTGGAATTCGTTTATCTCTGATGTAGCAACGCCGACAAGAGCGTTCTTCATGAGTGCCAAATAAATAAATTCTCCATTCCGACCACTTATGCCCGAACAGCTTACACATTAGTTTCATTATCCGCCTCCCCAAGTTACCCATGCTTTATTTTGAACTTTTTCGCTACATTGTCCTAAATCAATAATTTCTGTTGGATTATGGTTAGGAAATGAATCCATACAATAATCACATTCATTTTCAATTGCTTTAAGTGCTTGTTCTAAATCTGGAGCGAGTGCAACAATCTGTCCTGATGTCCAGTCTTGCAATACACCATCTCCTTGCCAAATAAATAGTTTCATTGGTTTTCCTTTCTAAAATGGCGGCGAGCAGTGGTAGCAAATATAATTGTCATCATCTGGCTCTTCGAAATAGCCCATTATCTGCCCGCAATCAGGACAATTTTTTGCAACTGATTCGACATTGAACCAACTTTTACTACCTAGCCACCATTTTTCGATTCTTATATTTTTAATTTGCCGTTTTTTAGTTGCTTGTCTTTGCTTCTTCCAGCTTGATTTCATTCAATCCCTCCCCACCCGTCATTGACCAGCGATATTAGTTTGTCGGTCATAACTTAACTGCTATCTTCCTATTACCTTTATCGCGCCTTGAATTAACTGGCCTTGACCACCATTTAATAGTTGTAGGTTTAACATTTAGTAATTTAGCAAGTTCGTCAGCTGTTCCTTCTGCTATAAATTTTTCGCCTTTATATATTGCGTATTCAATCATCCCTCCACCACTTTCACTAAATCTACTCCAAGGGATTTGCCTGCGAGGTAAGAGATACATAATTCTAGATTACTGTGTAAGAAAGCTAAATAATCGCGATTTTCTTTAACTACATCGTTAATTCTTACCGAATTATCTTTTAATATTGCTTCAAATGGATTGATATATTTAAAATATCCGTCCAGTTCAACCGCAATACTTTTCGGAATCGTGAGTGAGGATAGACTTAAAATTTGCATGAATGCTTTACGATTAACTTCGATTATTTCATTCTGCTGTTCATTAGTTGTATAAGCTTTTGACTTAAAATTAAATGCTTCTGCAGCTATTTGTTTAGCTTTTTCTAATTCACTCATCGCCGCTCCCTTCGTTTCCATAAGTTCGACTCCACCAATCATCAAATGTTTGTTCGGTTACTCCCTCTTCACCAAAATGAGGTAATCGGTCATTTCCATATTCAAACCACCAATCATCATGCCATTGCATACGCATTAGTTCTTTTTCTGATAGATTTTCCATATCATCAAATGTTTTTGCACGAATCGCTCTTAAATCAATCCAATCACACTCAATATCAAACCAACCAGCATGACTTTTTGCTTCATTTCGTGTATCTGCAAAGGTAAGAGCTTGTCGTCCCTCATCATCCCAAGGGTTACTAATTATCCAAGCTTTCATCATTCCCTCCAATCGCTGCGAGTGCTTTTTCAGCAGCTTCTTTAATACAAGATAGACGTTCTTCTTCATCAAAATAATTATCACTTTCAGGAATGTTAGTAATTTCTGTCAGTGCCTTTTTCGCAGTGTTAAGCTGTTCTTGAAGTTTGTCGTTTTCTCTAATAGCAGTTAAAGATTCTTTGTGAAGTTTTACAAACTCATCTGCAGTCACTAACTGCATTTTTTCATCTTTGATTTTTTGAACCATCTCTTTGCTATAGGGCAATAAGTGTTCTTGGAGTTTTTCAACCGAAAGTTTGTCAGTGGTGATTGAATATAAGTTATCGCAATATGGACAATACCATTCTTCAGGTTTATTTAAATCAATCGCATACTCTTCATTGCATTTTGTACAATTTACTACTTTCATTCTCCGTCCTCCACAGGCACAGCAAACTGCCAGTAACGCTCATCAATTGACTTGATTTCTTGTTCAGTCATTGCATTTTTAATTAAATATCTTTTATAAACTGTATCTGCAAAAGAGTTTAATTCTCCATCTTTTTGTAAAACAACAGTACTGTTTGGAAAAATAAGTTTGAACAGCTGCGGTTTTTCGACTTCATAACCTGTAATAGCTAAATGAGAAAGGATAAATAACTTATTATTTATACCTCCAACACCGAATCGTCTGTCTTTAAATTGAAAATCATTCAACCATTTAAAACCTTTATTTGTCAAAATATCCCCTAAGTCACTAAATGTACTGTTATTATGGTTTTTCAAGTATTTAATAGCTTTATCAACATCTTTAGGCACGACTGGCAGGGCTTGCTGTTGGAGTTGGGATTTTAGTGATTTTATCTCATCAAGCATTGATAATATACTTTCTGCTTGATTCCAATATGACTCTTTCATCTCCTGAAACTCTTCGTCTGAGTGCCAGTTTTTGAAGTGATTTATAAGTGTAGATTTTTTATATTCTGCTTCTGTAGTTAGTTCAATATTAGTGACTTTCACCTTGTTGAATAATTCTTCTTCAAACTTAGTCATTTTTCGTGTCCTCCAAGATTGCGATTAGTTCGCTACCATTTTTTATTTTGATAATTTTTATTTTTCTGTAAAGGAAACCGCAACTGAAAGCTTCAATATCATTACCACATTCAAATTGGACTATGATTCGATTTTTTTCAGTTTTTAAAATAACTGTCATTCCTTCTTCAATTACTTTTAGTAAACTTTCAACTGTCATTTTCCACCTCACTTCGTCGCATTGACAGCATCGTCTGATAAATCTTTAGTCTGTTGCGCATCGGTCACAGCTTGTGATAGCTCATCAGTCTTTTGTTGAGCGGCAACTAGCTTCGAGTTCAAATCGCTAATTTGTTGCGCCATGTTCGCCTTATCTTGGTTCGCTTGATTCAACTGATTGGTAATATCGGCTTTTTGCTGATTGAGTGCGTTCAGTTGATTTTGATAACTAGCAGCTTGATTTTGCAAGTTTGAATTGTCTTGATTGATTTGGTCTTTCAACTGGTTAATTTGGTTGTTCAATTGATTCAATCGGTCTGCATATTGCTGTGAGCTATTATTCGCCTGTTTAAGCTGTTCGTTTCGGTCTAGTAAGCGTTGCTTCAAGATAGAGATATTCTGTTGCACAGCGACCATATTTTGATGCCCTGCCCACGCATTAGCTGCATAAGCTCCAAAAGTTCCTGAACCAAAGATTCCTGCTGCGACTACTGCTGTTGTGATTAATTTTTTATTCATTGTTTATCCTAATTCTTCTTTTTGCATTTTTTCAATCATCATTTTCATTTTTAACTTGCGTTTATATCTGCGTTCTGCCCGTTCCTCTTTGGTCAAAGAATAATATCCTTTTTCTTCTTCCTCGTTCGGTTCCATTAAAACATCTCGATTAGGGAAACGTTTTTTAGTTTCAGATTGATTTAAAACTGCATGATTTCTTTTACTTCTATATGAGTGCTCTCTTTTCCCAACTTGAACATAGTAGAAAACAGTTTTTATTTTTAAACCTAATCGCTCAGAAATTTCTCTCGCCGTTCCAGTCATGATGAAGTTTTCTTTTTCATAAAAATCATAGACAGATGCTGGAAGTTGTTTCATTGTTTTCTTATTTTCCTGTAAAAGCGCATGTGTTTTTTCTTGATTTAATAAAGCGTGCTTATATTTCGGTATTGCTCTATCTTTACTTTTTCCATTTTTTATCCAAAGTGAAACTGCTGTTTTAGAAACTTTGAAGATATCCATTAATTCTTCTATTGTTCCGGTTGCGACTTTATCTCCCTCAATAAATACATCAAAGACTTTCGTTGCCATTTCCCTTTCCTCCTAACATTTTTATTTTTTGATGAAATTCTTCTTGAAATTCTTGATTAAATTTACTTTGACTATCTAACTCATATTCTGTTTTAGTTAAATCGCTTGATATGTTTTGACTAGCAAGCTTGCTAATTCGCCTGACTTCATTTCTTGTGTCATAATATCCCATATTTAACACCTCATATTTTAGCTTTTAAGCGCTTTTAGTTTGTTCGTGGTAAATTATCCATGAAATAGTTTAAGCGCTCAATGTAACCGTAATTTTCGTGACTTAAAGCTGTTCTGTCAGCTCTTTTACTACTAACTCGACTTTCCACATCTTTGTATCTCCAGAAAGTCCGCCATGCTCAAAACTTGTTCTGCGAATAACGTTGTAATTATCATCATTCCAAATTCCAGCATCTGTCAGTCCATCAATTAATGCCTTAGAAGTTGGTTCATAATTTGGTGGATCATATTTAAAGCGTTTGGGTGGATAAATTACGACGAACACATCACAACGGTGCTTCTCATGAAATTGCTCAAATACTTCATCTGACTGGTCTAGCCATTCATGAGCTGTTCGACACGCAATCCGTCTTAAACGCTGTTTAGTGTTATTGGCTGAAATTCTTGAACCATAAGTTGTTCCTTTGTTATCATTCTCATTTATCATTTCTTTTCTGAGAAAGTTAAATTCAAATTTCATATATTGACCTTTTTAAACGATTTTTATTTTTTCGTACTCATCCTCAACACGTTTTCCGTGTTCCATGTGCCAAGGTAAGATACGTTTTGACACTTCTACAACACTCAAACTAGTTATAGATGAAATAAACATCCATGGGCTTATCAGTAATCCATTTTCTTTAGCCCATTTAAGCCATCTGTCGTAATGATCTGGAGTGATTCCCTCACAGACTCTACTAGCAAGTTCAAGATAATACTTTCTGAGGTCATCCATTACGCAACCCCATTTCTCCAACTAGTTTGTACATTTCGTTTTGAGTCATTCCAGTTGTATCAACACCAGCTTTAGTTAATCTGCCCTCATCAGTCCATTCAGGAGCTTTTTTGACTGGTTTTTGCTGCTGAAATTTATTCTGATTGTTTTGAGATTTATTTTGAAAGCTCACTTCCTCAGCTTTTGCCTGCTCAAGTGTTTTTATTCCTTTATTATTCCAAGATTTAAGAATGCCTTGTGCATACCCGTATTCTCGTTGTCTTTTTACCGCTCTTTTGACTGCTTCAATGATTAACTCAAGACCGTAATCTTCTAAATCAGCTTTCAAGTCATCATAAAGAATTGGTTTTACTATTCCAAAGTTTGCTTGATAAAGTTCAATTAAGTTTTGAAAATCTGTCTTCTCATTTGACGATTCGTTAGGCGATTCGCTATACGATTCGTTCGAATAATTAAAAGTGCCGTAGTTGTTGCTGTTATGCGGTTTTAACGAATCGTGGTACGAATCGTCCACCGAATCGGTATTAGCATTAGCATTAGCATCAGCATTAACATTAGTATTAGCATTCTTTTCTTTTGCTTCTTTTCTTTTAGAAATTTCTTTTTCAAATGAACTTTTAATAAGTTCATCAAACTTTCTATCTGAAATAGACCACCAATCCAACATATTTTTATAAACGCTCTCAATTAAATCAGAATTTTTTACTGCATTTAATTCCCTATTAATCATATCTTCAACAGGCTTTCCGCCTTTTGAGATAGTATATTTTAAAGAATTCAAGACGGCGATTTCTTGAGTTTTTGCATCATACACAATATTTTTGTAAGTTTTATCAAATCTTTCAATTAGTGTCAGAACACTCTCTTTTGAGTATCCAATGTCAAATGCAATTATTTTAATCGGCAATGGATATATTCCTATTGCAGTTGTTTTCGGATTTGTCAGCAAATAAAGCATGAAATATTTATCTTCGGGAGAATAATTATCAATGACTTTTTCATCAGTCCAAAAACTTGTTTCAATGATTCTTTTACTCATTTTCCCTCCTTTCCGTCATTTTTTATTTCAATCAATATCGTTAAACAGCTCTACTGCTGTATCGTAATCACAATCATATTTTTCCATGATTCGTTTTATCATGTATTCGTCATAGATCATCTTGACCTCCTACCGCAAAAGCGGGAGCAGTTGAAAGCTTGCTCAGGCTGACTAAATACGAGCACTACCGCCCAAGATAGTCTTGCTTAAAGTTGAATTATTTCTAATTCTACTGCTCAGGATTAGTGAGGACTGCAGTTTGCTCATAGGTTAAATGTTTTTAATTTTTTCCCATACTGGCACTTCTTTGATTCGGCCACCACTTTTTTCGATGTCTTTTTTCCATTCGTCTTTAGCTTCGATATCTCCAAATTTAATATCAAATTCTACTAGAATTACCGCATGATATATTTGTTCTGGTTCTTGATATGGTGGTTCAGAATGTGATTGTTCAGTTTTTTTATCAAATTCTTCTTTAACATGTTCAACTACTTCTGGTTGAGATAATGCTCTTGCGTTTTCTTGGCCAATATGAGAGGGCAGAGCATTAAATGATTCTTCAAGTTTTCTTGTTTCGTATTCTTGCTGTTGTTTTTCAAGTTCAGCTTGTCTTTTTCTTTCTGCTTCTTTTCGTTTTTCCTCAGCTTCTTTACGTTGCTTCTCAAAAAGAACGTCTTCGGTAATTACTGCCATTATTTCACTGACAGTTTTTCCACTATCAAGCATTCTAATATATGGTGTACTAGTTATATTGTTTCCGAAACAAAAGTCTGAAATACTTTGTTTTGCAGATTTGTATTCAGCAATCTTTTGCTTTTCGCCATCAATAACATAAGTAATAGAGTCAATAAGCTGCTTTTTAGGTTTAGTGTCATTGAAATTTGAAGATTTGGCCCAATCATCAACGAAGTTTTCAAAGATTCGTGAATCTACTTCTGTATCTGTTGTCAGTTCAACCAACAATTCATGAACAACTTTTTTTCTTACTTCTTTTTGCTCGGCTTCAATTTTTTTGATTCCTGCATCAATCGTTTCAATGACTTTTTCCATTGGAGCAATCGCTTTTTTGTACCAAGCTTCAAACTCTGCGTAAGGGACATTAATTGATTTTTTAATCTCTTTACGTCTTGTTTCAATCTTAGTAATTAGTTTATTCAAGCTCGCCCGAGTTTTTCTATCAACCGTTAAATTTTCTACACTTGGAACGTGACCTGTATATTCTGCAACGACTTGATTAATAGATTCTTTGAATTTTTCTTCTTCAAGAATATTTATAACAGCTGGCTTAAACTCAATCTCGATATCTTTTACTTCTTCGTTTTCAATAACTTCCCTCATTTTAGAATCCCTCCAAAGGCTCTGCGTCAATAACTTCGCCAGTTTCTTCAACAACTTCTTTTTGAGGTTGAACTTTTTCTTTCAACTCTTCAATCTTCCTTGCTGCGTAGTCCTCTTTATCAAAAGACTCGATTTGGGCACGGTCAGGTTCTTTTACTCCGTTCACTTCGCGAGGTTCTTTTTCTGGATCAGGATATTCTTCTTCGCCATAAGTTCCTGAAAACTCAGCAGGAAAAGCCATTCTAAGCGCTTGACTTTCTGCTACTTTTCCTAGCATTGTACAAGGTTTATTAGTCCACATCTTATTAGGATGCCCATCTTTAAATTGAACGTATTCATCATAAGAAACTGCAACATATACTGGAATTTCTGTATTTTTTAAATGAACTCTAGCCCATGCACCAACTAATTCTTGATCATGAGTTTTGAATGTTCCTTCGTTATGTTCAATAACCCCATCTTTATTTAGAACAATTACACCAACTTCGACTCCTGCAAAGTTTGGATTTTGGAAAGCTCGTTTTCTATAAAAATCACGAGATACAACGATTTGTGCTGGCTGATTACCATATTTGATGAAATAAACTTCTTTCATAAATGGATTCATGTTGTTTTGTTTGCAAAGGTTAATAAGTAAAATTAACTCCTCATCACTTGCTTTGCCACCGCCATCTAAATATTGCTTAATTGTAGTTAAATTCAATTTATCGACACTAAAGATTCCTAATTCATTTGCCATTTTTAAATTCTCCGTTTCTGATTTTTGTTGAAACGTGATATAATCTAGGTATTAAAATATATATAGATGTATATCACGTCTCAGTCCGCATGCCCGTGCGGACTTTTTTATTTTGCTACTGTTAGATTTTTGTTTGTCATTTTCTGACGAGCAATGTCATTTTTATGATGTTGCATGTTTTCTGCAAACAACTCACGATTCTCTTCTTGCAAGTCGTTGGCAAATTTAATCCAATCTTGACGACTTTTTTCACAATTAGAAAGACTTTGTTGAGTTGTTTCCAATTCTTTTTTCATGCGATCATAATCCGCTAGTTTAAATTTTTCTTCTTCTGTTTTAAATCCGAACATTTTATTTTCCTTTCTCTCTGAATTCATCTAAGCTGATGTCTAGTGCATCCGCTATTTTGACCATTGTTAGCCAACGAGGATTTTCAGAATTTCTTTTTTTGAATTGATGAATTTGTTGAGCGCCAAGTCCTGTAACTTTTCCAAGTTCATACTCGGTCATATTTTTCTCAACAAGTTTCGTTTTTATCTTTGACCACAACATTTAGTGTTCCTTTCTTGTTTTTTACATAATTAAACACAATATATAGTATGTTATGTTGACTAAAACAATTTGTAGCAGTATAATATAGTAGAATGGAATACCGCGGCTAGCTGTTTTTATTCAAAATATTAAATAGAAAGTTGGTACCCTATGGGAACATACCAAATCACTCATGTCCGTGTTTCGGATAACAACGCAACTTCTACAGAGAAGATTACTGATGTTAGACTAGCTGGCAATTATGCAGATTGCACAGTAGCTCAAATCATTAAATATCTTGAAAACAATAACGACTTCTTCTATACGACTGCTTATCAAACAACTAAGTCATTTATAGAAGTTGCTACCTCATCACTTGGAAATAAGTACATTCGTACTAAGGCTAATTACACTACAAAAGATAATTTGCTCAGCCTTCCAAGATTCTAAATTTTGGCCCATTACTTATGTGATGGGTTTTATTTTTTTAACTGAGGCCCATCTTTTTCTGAAGGCTCATCAACTTCATACTTAAAAGTCACAAGTTGGTTCACTTTACCTTTGGTTTCGCTTGGCTCATTACTCAATGCGTATTCAACGGGAGTCACTTCTCCGCTCAATGTACGTGCCAAAATTTCAGTAAGTTTTTGTTCAAATAATGTGTTTGATTTCATAAGTCTCTCTTTTCTAGCGGAGCACCGCATTTAATTTCTTTGCTTTCTCCTTAATCATGTCTTGCCCGACATTTTAGTAATAAAAATCATGTAAATCTTCCAAAAGATAGAAGACTGAACCACCCCGATTTATTGAAGGCAATCCGTTCTTTCTCCACTTTTTAAGCGTATCTGATGACATATGGAATTCTTTTAACAAATCAGACTGCCTGATTTCTCCGGTCTTACTTTCGTATTTGAACAGCTCCTTTTGGAATTTCAGCCATTCATTCGTCATCTTACGAAACTCTTCCAGGACGCCATTGGCTAGATACGCAGCCATTGGATCATATCGCTCTCCCATAGCTTCTCCTTTCTATGCAACGTCATCTCTTTCAATTGTGGGATAAATACCTTCTGTTTTTAGTAAGTTGTAAATAAACACTCTACCTTTTTGAGTCCACTTGGTATTCATCACAACTTTTTCTCCGCCATCTTTGTGATTCGGAATGACATTTGTTTCGCTAAATGTATAACCATGATTTTTATGTTTGGCGTATAATAGCCATTGACCACCTACTTTATGCTGAACTTTAAGCTCATAAAGCATTTTATTTAAAGCTTGGGCGCTCATTCCATAATCTTCGGCAATCTGACTAATCGTTACTAAAGATTTTGATTTCATGATTCGGTCATAATAATCTGCTTTAGGTCTGCTTTCTGCAACCTGTTGAGATAACATCGCTGTTTTTTCTTGCTCATCTTTAAGATTAGTAGCAAGTTGAATGATGAAATCTGGACTCGTTAAAGCTTTTTCAATGACTTCATTAGTCATATAAGCGCCATGCTTACGGATTGTCGGGAGGACTTCAATAGCCAGCCAATCTGTGAATTTTTCAGATACAGCATTATTTGCTTTGAATGCAAGTTTGTAAACCATAGGTTCGCTGATGAATGAGCCTTTCCCCACTTCTGGGGAATTTGGAAGATAACTATTTACTCGACTCCAGCGAATCGATTTCGTTGTGCGACCATTTCTGGTCTCAATTTTTTCAAATCCCAAAGATTTTGCGACTTGTTCTGCACTAAATAGAATTTCTTCTCCCTCGACTTTAACATCAAGATTGAAGATTCCATTTGTGAAATTTTGTAATTCTTTCATTTTTGAATCCTTTCTTTTTATAAAGTTCAAATTTTTTGGACTTTTTTATTAAAAAAATAAATACCAATATCTTCTTTTTTAATACCAAGAAGTTCTGTAGCGGCATCAATATCTGATTGTTTCCAGTATGATTTATTATTAAGCTTATCGGAAATAATTTTTTCTGATAAACCGATAGCCTTTGCAAAATCTTGCTGACTACCATACTTTTCTTTAATGCGACCTTTCAATTTAGAATAATCAATAGTCATGATACATCCTTTCTGTTTATTAAATTTCTGCATACGCAGTAAGGGAAGTTCAGGAATCGAACCTGTTCGCCAGTCTTCCCTGCTCATTGTGAGCGATATCATAACTCCGTGCTATAATGTAAGTGACTAAACTAAAATTATATTGGAGGTTCTTATGAACGTAATGGATAATCAGGTAATTGAATCTATCTCACGAATATTAGGTGAGGAGCTTACAGGGTCATCAATAACAAAAATGTTTCATATATTGGATTTTGTAGATCATGATATTGAACGAGGTTATACAAATACAAAATGGCGCAGAATTGATGAATCAGTTACAGAAAAATGTGCAAAATTAAACAATCCCAGACCTTTGTTTGATGCTATTGAATATATATCAAAACCAATAAATTATGTCCATCATCCCGAATCATGGAACAATTTGAAAAAAGCAATCAACTCTACTTTAATATTTACTGGTTATGAATTAAAAGATGACGGTCATGTTTACAAAGTCAAAGCTGCCAGAACTTTTGATGAGGCGCAGACTCGTCTAAAATCATTACATGAAGAAATTAGTTCCCTGAATCTGCACCATCAAGTTACTAAATACTGTACTGAGGAGCTACTACAACAAGACTATTTTCATGCAGTATTCGAAGCGAGCAAGGGAGTTTTTAATAGAATTAGAGATATTTCAGGATTGACTATTGACGGACAATTACTTCTTGATAAAGCATTTGATTTCAAAAAACAACCCCTTATTTTAATTCAAGGAAATTCACTAAAAACTCAAGATGAAAAAAAATCAATACTTTGGTCTAATCAATTCTATAAAAACTTGTCTTTATCTATATAGAAATCATCAAGCTCACGTTCCTAAAATATATGATGAACTATCATTAAATGACGCTATTAGAGGATTAATGCTTATTTCGCTCGCTCACGAACTCCTTGACCATTGTGTTTTTCTCACTGATTTTCATAAGTAAGCGATTAAACCCTAATGTTACTTCAGCAAGCCTTGTTAAGCTTTCATCAAATGACATTTCGGAAGTAGTATTTGATAGATTTAAATGCTCATCTAATTTTGAATTAAGTTTTTCTGCAATTACATAGATAGTATCCTCATAATTATTTCTTATCACTCGATTTCCTTCCCGCCCCTCTGGGGCTTTTTATTTGCCAAATTTGCTACTTACGTCGCGGTGGATACGTCGTGTACCGTCATTTGAGCCCGTTCCGTCTGCCGTACTGAATGCTCCATGATTGTTCGCTTGTTTGACACCGAGTCCAAATGTTTTGAACTTTACGATTTCATTATATCATTTGAGAAATAAATGTCAAGGGAAAAGTATAAAAAATTTGAACTTTTTTTATAAATGTTTTATAATAAGTTCATGAAAAAAGAAAACTCTCAAATAAGATTAAAGAAAATAATGAACGATCGAGGATTAAGACAAGTTGATATACTTGAAAAATCTAAACCTTTTCAAGATAAATTGGGTATAAAAATGTCAAAAACTCATTTATCTAATTATATAAACGGAAAATCTAATCCCGATCAACAAAAATTGATACTACTATCTCAAACTTTGGGAGTTACTGAGCCGTGGTTAATGGGCTATGACGTTCCAATGATTGAACCGCGCGAATCAGAAAATGATTCTGAAATTATAGAAGAAACTATTACAGTTATGAAGAAGTTAGAAGAACCAAGACAAAAAATAGTACTTGATACAGCTTCTTCTCAATTGGAAGAGCAAGAAAAGGCTAAAAGAGCTGTTAAATCAAAACCAAAAGTAACTCCGCTGTTCGATATAAATTCTCCACTTACTGACGAAGAACTTCAAGAAGCCGTCGACGAAGCTGTAGCTTTTGATGGTGTGCCTCTAACAGATAGAGAAAAAGAACTTTATAAACATTTGCTCCGTGAAGCGTGGGAAGAAGACCATGGCAGGGGGTAAAATATATGTCAGTTATAAAAGAGTTACTTTCAGAACTCGCACTAAAAATAAAATATTATAATCCTTCAGATTACCCTCATCTTAAAGATGGAATGAAGTTTAATATTAGAGGAACAACTTATATTTTTATTGATATATTCAATAGTGAAAAGGTAACTCAGAATATATTGCTTCACGAAATAGGGCACGCTTCCTTTGGGCATAGACATCTTGATTGTCGCTCTTCTGGTTGGGACAGAAGGCAAGAAAGAGAAGCCGACCGCTATATGATTGAGTATAGAGCGGATGAATGGCTTGCTCAGTTCGACTGGGAACCGGATGTTATTGATTATGATAAATTTATTGAGCATTTTGAGTTAGAAAACCGTCATTATGAGTTAGTTGTTGAGGTGTTTGATGAAATAATCGGCCAATCTCAACTACATAGCCACTGTTTATAGTAAGAAGTGAAAAATGAATTACACAGAATTTAGAAAGTATGTTGAAGAAAACACTCGTGCACAAGGTAAGTTTTTAGAAAACTTCACTGACAGTATCGATGATATGGAATTTGAATAAATGAAACTTTGATACTATTGCTTTCTCCTTAATCATGTCTTGCCCGACAATAGAACAGGAGAAAAAATGAATATTAAAGAAGTCAAAAAAAAAGACGGTACAACCGTCTATAAAGTAAATGTCTATCTTGGTGTAGATAGCCTAACAGGTAAGCAAGTACGCACCACGGTTACAGCCAAGAACCGTAAAACGTGCGAGAGCAAAGCTCACCAAGCTATGAATAAGTTTATCAAAAATGGGTCCACTGTTGCAAGAGAAAAAGTTTCATTTGACGATTTTAACGCCTTAGCCACGAGTTGGTTTGATTCTTATAAATTGACAGTAAAAGCAAATACCATCAGAATCAATCATAATTTTTTGAAAAATTATATTTTACCAGCACTCGGAAATTATAAAGTTGAGAAAATTACAACTGTACTATTGCAAAATATTGTTAACGAATGGGCTATGAATGCTAACACAGCCGAGATAGTTAACGGTAATCGCGAGAAAGGAAAGAGTAAAGACTATAAGCTGTTGCTCAATATCATCAAACGCATTCTTGATTATGGTATGCAACTAGGTGTTATCTCAGACAACCCAGCTATAAAAGTATTTTCTCCAAAACTCAAGACAAGAACAGTCAAAAAAATAAAATATTTTAATAATGATGAACTTAAACGTTTCTTGGCTTACCTTGACTCGTTACAATCAACCACAACAAATATAAAAAGCGCTACTCTATACAAGCTTTTACTTGCTACTGGTTTACGTATCTGTGAGGCTTTAGCCTTATCATGGTCTGATATTGATTTTATCAATAATACCGTTAGTGTATCTAAGATACTCATACAATACAGCAATGAGATACAAGACAGTGCAAAAACAAAAGAAAGCAATCGTTTAGTGTCTGTAGATAGCGAGACAATTTCAATGTTGAAAGAGTGGAGAAAATACCAAAATGATGGTGCTATATTTTTGCATAATTCTTTAGTTTTCTCATATCATCAAAAAATGAGAACTTACGAACTCGAAAGACAGCACTTAGTTCGACACTTTAAAAAAGCAAAAGTTCCCAACATTGGATTTCACGGTTTTCGTCACACTCATGCAAGTCTACTAATGAACAACGATGTAAATCCTAAAGAAATTCAAATGAGATTAGGACATGCAGACTATTCAATCACAATGAATTTGTACAGTCATCTTGCTAAAGAGAAAAAGAAAGAAACTGCTGAAAAGTTCGCTAATATACTTAAAGCACTATGA